TTTTTCAACAGTAGATCCTGGATACAATTCCAGAAGTCTATCAGCATCTTTCTTCATTCCACAATGCATCTGGGGGATACCGTTAGGATGATTAAGGATCTTCACCTCATAATAATGTGGTAGGTCAGTTTTAACTAAACCTTGTTCTTGTTTTCTTAGTTTCATCAGAACTTGAATCCTTCAAAAGTCTTCTTAGGTTTTTCCTCATAACTATACTCTTCATCCTTACTATTGTCAAGGATGTCATCCTGTGCTGATTGTTCACAGTCATACAGTCTCATCTTAGCTCTATCGATACCAACAACAAATCTCTTATACATGTTGAGATCGTTGTATCGATTCTTCAACTGTTTCACAAGTATCTGTCCAAGTTCTTCGAGTTCCTCAGTAGAGATAAGGGCAAACATAAGATCAGCAGTAGCAGGGAGACCAAAGGACTCACTAGTGTCAGTAAGCTCAACATCAGAGCTACCATAACCAGAGCGAGTGGTCTGCGTGGCAGATATGATAGGGACGTTTGCCTCAACAGCCAATCCTCGAAGTTCTTCTGCAATAGCCTTAACAGTCGTATATGAATTGACATTGCTACCAGCGCGATATCGCGAGGAAGCACATATATTAAGGTAATCAATGAAAATAATATCAGGTCTAAATGACTTCTTAAGTGCAAGTTCCTGAAGAAGTGATCTAAAATGTCCAGCATGAGCGGAAGCCGTCGGATACTCTTTGATGATCAGTGTCCCTTGTGTCTTCTGAGCAAGGTTAGTCACCTTAGATTCAAACATCTGTTTGGGTAGATCAGCAATGTCACCAATGGGGACATTCAGAAGATTAGCATCAATTCTTTCTGCAATCCTCTCCTCAGCCATTTCAAGCGTGATGTATAGTACGTTCTTGTTTTGGAGTAACACACTGCTTGCGACATGACACATAAACAAAGACTTACCAACACCAGTGCCAGCGAGAGCAATATTGAGT